TACTCTACTTTACCTTCGAGCATCTTAAATGTTTCAAGACCTTCATCAGTCAGGAAATATTTAATAATAGCATCTTGTGGTTCTTCCCCTAATGGGATAGTAAATATTTTCTTTTTATTTGTTTCAAAGTTGTAATGGACGTCTTTGTTGTTTTTGATAGCTAAAACGCCTTGTGAAATCATCTTTTGCACCATGTCCTCCATCTTTAAATTTGGATCCTCAATAGCTTCTAAAAACTCTTGTGGGTGCTGTCGTGCATACAATCGGATATCACGTTTAATTTCCATACTATTCATATCATCTACCTTGCAATTTGTACATACGCGTAGTATAGACTCTGCTGTTTTAATATCTAAAGACCTGGCAGCAATAATGGCATCTTCTTCAAGATTCATACGTTGCAAATCTTCTTTTGCCATTGCTTCAAAGTCAAGCTCTTTATACGTTACTCCTAACTTCGGATGTAATACGCTTAAAATTTCTTGCAATAGCGTTTCTTCTTTTGGTACTGTTATTTTGCCATCGTCAAATGCAACGTGTTCAAGTATGGCTTCCTTGTCTTGTTCGTCAATAAATGGCGAGCGTTGATTTCGTGCATATCTAATAGCACGGTTCGTTGACCCATCAAAATAAAGCAATGGGTTATTGCGGGAATGTCTGCAATTAAGGGTAAAAGATAATGGCGATGATGAGCCAATGAGAACGTAAGTTCTGTCTTTTTTTGGTAATTTTCTGAACTCGTCAAGAGTCATTTTTTTTGTAGTGGATTTCATTTAATTTAATTTTAAAAAGTGATAAAAAAATGGGTGATGACCGAAGCCACCACCCGTTGTAAATACTAACCTATGCTTTGAATAAGAAGAAGTTATTTGCTCCTAAAACGCACAATGCACGCTCTGATAAGTAATTAACTCTCATTTCATCTACGTCTGATGTAGCCGCGCCACCTGCACTTCCTGTAACCCATGATTTGTATCGGCGATCTTCTCTTTCCGATGCACGGTATCTAACATGAAGGAACGGACGAGATACTTTTTCTCCTAAAACTTCATCGTAAACGTTTGTTGAACCCGCAGGTACAAGAATACCGTTTACACCACCTGCAGTAATGTCACCACGAAGGGTTGCATCATTTAGGTATTTCCAATCGGTTTTATAGAAATCATACCCACGTTTGAAGCCTGTGAAGCCCAAGTTTAACGCCATTTTCTCATCATTGTCAAAAAGACCGTATGATGTACCGCCTGCGCCCATACCGTTTTGTGCGGCAATCATATCATTCATATCGAATGAAAACTGACGGTTTAAGAAGATAGCATTTTCTTGAATAGCACCTTGCTTGTCAAGACGTTGGATAATTTGATCCCAATCCTGCAATGCAGTTGGATTACCACCTGACCATACATTACCTCTGTCATTTACTTCGTAGAACAAACCTTTTGTACCGGCAGCAGTTGTAGCCGCAGCAACGACACCAGGAATGTTGTTTGTTGAAGGTGAAAGATAAGCAAGTGCCGCAGATGATGGGATGGCTGGTACGCCTTCTACCATTGACATTTCAAGTACGTCATCAAATCTCATACGGGTTTCACCGTTTGATTTAAGATACCATAAGTAACCTGCACCACCTTCGTATTGAACTTCTACCCATCCAATTTGAGCCATGTCTGACCCTGTAACTGAGTAGTTGTCTTTGATGATGATTGGCTTGTTGTCATAGAAAGTGTTTTGTGCTTCCAATGTACCTACCATGCCTGCAGAACCTTTTTGAAATTCAGAGCCATATACGAATGATGTTACTGTACCAGTACTGAATGGATCAGCCGCACCCGTTGTAAGGTCATAATATGCTACTGTAAAGGTAGTTGATGTAACAGTGGTAACAATACCCTTTTGCGCCGAGCCATTTGTACCTGATAAGAATACAGTTTGACCTATGCGATAAGAACAAACGCCTGATGCTACGGTAAATAACTGTGTACCTGATGAAATTGCTGACGGTGTTAAGCCTGTATATTTAATATGCAGACGTCCTTCTTCTGACCATTTAATCAAATCCGAATTGGTTGGCATTTCTGCACCTACCAATCTCAAAAATGATGCGATGGAACGGTTGCCATAACGGGCAAATTCCTTTTCCGCTAAGTCGGGAAGGTATTGATTTAAAAATGCGAAGCTACTAATGTAGTTCGTAGTCGTAGTGACTTTTGTTGCTGTGGGCGTTAACGCGAATGTTGGCGATGCCGCTAATGATCCTGCCATTGTTTATAGTGTTTTTTTTAATTGTAAAAGATAAAATAAGCATACGTTCCTGTTGGTACAGGCACACCCCCTGATGCTTGGGTGTTATTTACGCTGACTTAGTATCTTTAGCGATGAACCGTTAGATTCGTCTAATGCTCTCATTTTTATCCCTTCACCCGATTTAACTACTTCTGGGGCGTTTCGTATGCTTCCCATGTGAATGTTTTTATCAGATATAGACTGTGCTGCTATTGCGTCAGCTTTGCCCTGTTCGTAAAAATGATTAGCAAATAAATCAGGATTCATTGCTACTGCAAGTGACTTGTGGTACGCGCCCGCATCTTTCAAATAGCCCTCTTCGTTTAGATGACTACCGATAAAATTGTTTACGTTTATTTGAGATTGCTTTACTTTTTCTACATCGCCTGGTGTATAAACAATTGCCTTATCTCCAACTTTAAATTCAAAACCTTTGAAATTGTTTGAGAATAATTCGTTTGTTTTTTGCACGAAGTAATTGGATAAAACTTTTCCTTTTTCAACCTCAGTCTGCCTGCTTGATACCTCTTTCTTATAGGCTTCATACGCTTCTTTTTCTTCATCGGGAACTTTGACACTACTTGACTCAAGCGGTGCTTTATATTGTTCCTTTAGATTCTCAAAATGCGCAATAGCCTTTGAAAGTTCTTTTTTCTTGGCGCGGGTTTGTCGTTTAACGGTTTCCTCGTCATCGAGTGTTTCGTCATAGCCAAACCTTTCTTTTAATACATCTGCAATTTCATCCGCGTCAAATTCGGGATTTTGTGATGCCATGTATTCAGCCAAGAGCGTGTCTGGGTTCTCCTTTGCGAAATCTCTCTGTATTTTCATATAGTCCGACAGTCCACGACCCGTTTCCTGTTTAAACTTATAAAATGCAGATACATCTTCGGGGAGTTCTACTTCTTTTTCAACAGTCTGCGGTGTAAGCAGTTCGTCAAATGAAGTGTACCCTTTTTGGTATTTTTTATTAATATGTGAAAGAACTGCGGTTTCATCGAGTGTTGGCGGTTCGGCTTCTGCAGGTGTATCTGTTGCAGGCGGTTCAGCCTGTTTCGTTTCTTCTACATGTTTTTCAAGTAACTCTTTTTCTATTGCTACGTTACTTTTTGGTTGCTCGTCTGCCACCTCGCGTACTGATAAAAATTCCATTGGATTAAATTTAATTGAGTAATTGTTACCGCAAATGTAACACATTTTACATAAAAATCAACATTTTATGAAATTTACTTAAAGTATTACTTTAAGTAGCGCAATGATTACAGTTTTGTTATTTGGGGTTTCTTTATTAGATTTGTATAAAATCAAATTTTATGAAAAATATTTTAGCCCTTATTATCATTATCGCATCGCTATCTTCATGCGAAAAATGCTACCAATGCACAACAACAGTAACAAGTTTAAATACACAAGGTGATGTGTATCACACTTCTACTTCGCTATCTAATTTTTGCGGTACAGTAAAAGAAAAAACTAAGCATGAGAAAGAGGGTAGCCATACTGAAAATGGGTACGCTTTGTCAAAAACGGTTACCGTAATGAGTTGTGTTGCGGAGTGAATTATCTTGGCTCAAATTCGCCCAAGTCAAAGCCATCAAGGGAATCGGATGTACTCTCGAAATTCTGCGATGGCAAATTCCTTTGGCGTTGTTCAATTAGTTTTGACTGTTGAGTAGCTTGTATTTTTGTACGGTCATCTTTGGCTTTTTCTTTCTTATCCTCACGCTGTTCTACCACCGCATCCATCGTTCCTTTGAGTTGCATCTGGTAGCCAAATTCTTCTTTCATTAATTCCTTTTTCAAGGTAGCTTCTTCACGCATCTGTTCCATTTTTTGCTGATGCTCTTGTTGCGACAATCCAGCTTTGCCTTGTGTTTCTGCTTGTACATATTGCATCTTGGCTTGGTTGGCCGCTTGTGCTGACTGTATGTTGCCCTGTGTTTGCATATCAGTACGCGCCTTTTCTTCCTCCATCTTTTTCTTATCCCTATCCTTGCGTTTTCTCTTTAATAACTCATTGGCAAGTTTAATATTGTTTACAGAACGAATATCTATGGCATCCTCTAAATAAATGTTTTCTTTTGCCAACGCTTGCTGTATATTTTGCTCAAGCAACGCCTTTTCTTCTTCATCAGGTGCTACTTCTATAAATATGCCAAAGCTGTGTAAATAAAGGTTTTTAATATCTTCAAGTGTGGCTACGCTATACTTGCCTATCTGATTTGTAAGCTCATCCTTCATGTCTGAGTATTGCAAAACGTCAGCAAGTCGTAATGATACAGCAGTGGCCATTCTACGCGCAATATCTAACATGCCTTGTAATATATGGCGGGTAGCTGTATTTGAATTTGCGGCAGCAAGTTTTTGTAACCCTACAAGTGAATCAGGATCAGGATTTGACGCATCTTTCATTATGCCCGTACATAAACTTAGCAAATTAAGGTTTGCATCTATTTCATTGTTAATGGCTACTAATTTATTTTGGCCCGAACTTGTTGTTATTTCCTGTATGGGAATTTTGGCATGGTTGAAATTGCCATCTTGTGTTTGACTTCTACCGATTACAGAACCAAACTGAAAGTACATGCGTAATGCTTCTTCTGGCGTTTGTGCTGCGCCTGTACCTAATTCCACTTCATTTACGCCATCAGCATCTATGAATACACCATCGGGTATTAATCTTGATAATATTTGTTGTTTTTTAAGGAAACCTAATTGTACTTGGTCTGCAAAAGGTATCATTCTTCTTGTAAGCGATTCAATGACGCCCTTATACATGCGTGGCGCAAATGCAACATAGTTTGAGAGTGCCATTTGAGAAGGACTTTCTGGACGAACCATGTTCTTGGTCATTTCCCATTTCAATAATTTGTTTGACCCAAGTACCAATATCCCCTCATACCATACATCTTTTGGTATGCTTACTTTCTCAAAGTTTTCATTTGGCTCAGGGTTGAAACTGCTATCTTTTTTTATGACTTTTTCAAATCCGTTATTGTTCTTTTTTTTCTTGTATGTAAACCTATGTGTGGTTTTGTAGTTAAAATAGAGTAGGGTAACGGTATCTTTTTGGAATATGTCATTGGCATAGTTGCGCATGATGCCATAGTAGTCATAAAATGCGGATCCGTATTGTGCGATTTCCGCCATATCTTCATTAGATAAATCGGGATTGATTTTATACAATTCGGTTAATGGTACACGCTTTACCTCGCCCCAATAAAATGCGTCACTAAAATTTCGTTCTTCTACGTATGAATATACCACATTCTGCGGGTCAACGTATGTAGTAGTAATGCCATTGTTTTCCTGGAACTCATGTTTTGCAATGCCTATGCCAAGTGTAGTTATGTCGTACACAACTTTCTTCTGCACTTCTGCATAGTCATTCATATTAAATACAGTAGCAATGGCAACTTCTTCTGCTATCTCAATACCCGGCTTGTAATTTAGTTGCATGTACAGATTCAAATCCGTTTGGTCATCAGGTACGTCTTGCTGTGGTATGTCAAATCCATTTACGCCAAAATCCTTTTCAATATTTATGAGTGCTTCTTTTGCGTTCATATTTGCTTCCACCATGTCCTGAAAAGCATTTTTCTTTTCAGCACTCATAATATCAACTGCCTCAGCACGTACTTTGTACATTCGTTCTGATATGCCATTTACTACTCTGTCAACAAATGAAGGTATTACGGGAACAATAGACCAATCAAGGTTTATGTGTTCAAGACTTCCATTAACTGCAAATGAGTTTTTGTATTTTGCTATGGGTTGTTCGCCACGAGCATATAGTCTTAGTTTATGGAAATTTAGCCACTGATCATAATATCTACATGAGTTTCCCCCTGTGCGAGAGAACCATTCAGATTCTATTGATTTCCCAATTTTCAACCCATATTCAGGTGTTAATTTTTCAGAGTCAGGGACAAGTACACTTGGGAATGATGTAGCGTTAATAATAACTGCGGGTGGCGTTGACTTCAT